ATTCAACATCCGTGCTATATTAAATAAATTTAACATAATACGACTCGAGGATATAGAGAGAAAATGATATCAAGAAGAACGTGTTTTCTTATACACCTTCCTTAAGATCTCGGCTTGGAGTCTAGAGACTCTAACGTCTTTCCGAATGAATGCAGCTTTGTTAACAGAAAGTATCTCAGATAATTTCATCTCATCAAAAGATGATATGAGATCGTCGAAAACTTTCCTTAAAGAAAAGGCATTCCGTTCCGAATAGTAATTTGAGAGATTCGAATTATATAATTTTAAATTGGCCATTAATCTCTTAGAAAGCTCTTGAGAAACAAGAAAACCATATCTTCTCTCACTATCTGATAGTGGAGAATATAAGGATAAACTTGGTCTTAAGTCTTTAGAAAGAAAATTAGAAGCTAAAGTAGAATTATTATTTACTTCGGTATTAATCAAAAACAATAAGTACTTATCTAACTCCTTCTCAAGAAAATCAATTGGTACTTTGTACCAAGAGAGATTTTTGTAGAAGGATAAATTAGATAATCGCCTATTTATACAAGCATCTTGGGTGAAACCAGGTGCCGGATAAATAGGAAAAGATGAAGTTATTATTGAGTTCTTTAAAGACCTACTAATCGTAGCGATTCTAAGTAAATCAGGGTAAATTTCATCAAATGTAAAGGATCTCTCCTTTAAATCGAATAATAATTGCCTGAAGTTGGTAGGTGATGAAAGACCATCTCTAACGGAAACGATAGGGACAGGTGTGACATCAGTACCATTTAGGTATATACGTTTAGCAAACTCGGCTGAGTTCATAGGGATTCCCCTATTAACAGATCTTAAAGGATTAAGTGTTGGAACATAAGTTTCATTACTAAAACCTTTTAAGGGGTTAATATCAACCTCTAATATTGTTGAGACTAATAATTTATAAGTTTCAGAAATACTAGAGATATTGACAGAATCATCACCAAGTACAAAATAAGCGTTCTTATTCTCCTTAGGGATTTTACATATTTTCAAACACATGTTAAATATAACATGATGGAATATACCAAGGTAGGCAAATGAAGTCAAAAGACCCATTGGCTGACCAACAGCATATCTAACAGTATCATTTGAATTTGGTAATTTAAAAGATCGTTGAGTCATGATTAAATACCATGAATCAGCAATCTCTTTACCATACATGTGAATTACTATTTCATGTAATAATAAACAGGGTATTCTATCAGTAGCTGCAGATAAATCATGAGAATCATAAAGATGATCTGAACTCTTTGTTAAATCTCTAATCCGAAGGGATATAGAAGTTTGATCAAAAGTTCCATCGTTATGACGACTTTGAAGAAATCTAAAACAGTCATGGTGTATACCAGTTAAACAGGATTGGGAGAAGATATCAGATATCGCAAAAACACGTGCCTTAGCTCCTTTCTCATCCTTAACGGATAATTTAGAAGTAAAGAACTGTGTCTCTGAATTCAAGATA